GTCTGATTAAGTCTATTTCATTACGATCACGACCATCCATATCAAGGATGGAAGCATAATGCCCACCGCCTGATACAATGTCTAGGGTGCCGTCGTCAGTAGAGGGAGCAGTGAATCCATCACTACTCCCACTCTGATTCGCCCTTGTGATTCTGAAACCAAAAAGTTCAGCCATACTATAGTTCTCCTAGTTTTACCTTACTATTTAGTAAGTTTGTAAAACTGGATTAAAAGTCCGTATCAAATGATGTATAACGCCATGTTATATCAAAGGTTTCAATCTCACTTACAGTATCCATATTCAACTCAATAGCACCAATGGCGGTTGGCCAACACTTTTTGAGAGTATAGGTTTTAATAACCAAATTATCTCTATTCAACTGTTGAACAACCAAATCAGCAGTATAATCATTGACATTTGAAAGACCACGAGCATTATTCAAGTCGTTGATTCCATTCATCCACCTTTCAATTCCTTTACGAATTTCAAAGTCTGTGTCATTGAATACAGTTGTTGACCAAGTTTCAAAAGTTCTATCACCAGCGACAAACAATTGTCTGCCTCTAAAGTTGACAGGAATTTCTGTAATTGTTTGCCCCGGCAAGGATGCAGTCCTTACCAAGAATGATGTCTGTTCGGTTTGTGAACCAAAATTACCAGCAATAGCAGGAGCGTTCATAACAACTCTGAATTGGTTAGCACGAGCGCCACCACCTTTTAGTCTTGCTGCAAAATCGTCTATACTAGCCATGATTAACCTCCTACCTCACTAAACGCAACACCAGTTCTTACGGCGATGAAGTTTAGTGTAATAAAGTTGATGGAACGAGCAGGTTTGATGAAAATGTCACCAATAAACTCGTTACGGTCAATCACTTCACCAGTGTTGTTACTTTCGTCACAAACAACTGAGAAGTCAGTGATACCTCTACGACCTTGAACATCACGCAAGAATGGTTCTACCAAGTTCTTAAATTGTGCTCTTGTGAATGCATCGTTAAATTCAAACAACTGGAATTTAGCAGCAGTCGCAATTGCCTTCTCAAGAACGAGGAACAATCTACGCACGTTAATTCTGTCAAATGCAGACGGACGAGTAAGAGCAGTCTTGTCACCAAACAAGAATGTTCCCTGTCCTGGCTGTGAGATAACAGGATTAATACGAGCAGGATATAGAATATCTCTTTGCGATTTGTTAGGGTTGAATGCAAGTTTTACTGCACCACGAATCTGTCCTCTGTTGTAACCAGCAGGCGAGAACCATGCATCTGCAACATTGTCAGTATTCGCACAAAGTCCAGCGATGTCACCGTTAAGTGGAACATAACGATAAACATCTGAATACTTGTCATACATATATTTGTAACCAGAGTCAAACACTGCATAAGACGAACTTGATAACTGGTCAAAGAACCCTTTAACATTAGTTGTCTGAGTAATTGCACTAGTAACAGATACAACATCTGATCTACGAGGAGAGATGAAACCTACGCAATCTTTACGAGCCTCACAGAGGTCGATAATCATAGTTGCGTGTGTAACACCATCTGTTCCAGTAGGACAAGAACCTGCCATCACTAAGTTGATGTCGATTGTGTCTGGATCTGCAAAGAAGTTGTATGCAATATCCAATTCACCGATTGTTGGTACGTCATCAGTTCCACCAGAAAGTGTATCTGTGATAACACCGTCATTACCAGCAACATTGGTGTATGCACTACCACCAGCAATGTCTGTTCCAGCATCTGTTAGTGAAGCAGCGTGATCCATCCAACGAACATATTCTGAACCATTGTTCACAACATTCGCATAGAAAGCAGTTCCACCTTGTGGTGTCTTTGCAGAAGCGGCTTGTGATACAAATGGGAATGTCTCTAAAACAGAGTTTCCTCTTTGTCCAGCAACGTCTGCATCAAAACCAGTGATACCACCAGTGTGATCAAATACAACAACGTGCATTTCATCACTTGTGATGTTCTTACCAGTTGCGTAAACTGATGTGCCTGGGGCAGCATCAAAGAAGTCATAGAACTTCCAACGTCTACGAATTGCTTCACCACCTGCCATTGCAGTCTTTAGACCACCACCGTTAGGATTGTCTAGTTGACGAATGGTTAGGTTGTTAGTTGCAATTGCAGTAACTTCATACTGTTGACCATCTGTTTCTTGCAGATAAATGATATCACCAACACTGAACTCTGTTCCATCTGTAACTGCAAGTGTTGTTGCACCAATTGCCGCAGCAGTTGCAGTTGATGTTACTGTTTGTTCGTATGCAGTTGCACTTGAACAGATTGATACGCCCACTGCATTTCCGTATG